CGACGAGTCTACCCCTTTCCACATACTTAGAGGTGCTGGCCTTAGAGCATTCCCCGCCCCATCTAATTCCGTGGACTTGCGGCTTGAGTCGGTTTCTTCGCAGCTTACCAAGATGGCGGAAGGCAAACCTGCGTTCTTAGTTGATCGCCGTTGCACTCAGCTTATTAAAGGCTTTGAGGGCGGGTATCAGTATCGTCGCATGGAAGTATCTGGCGAGCGGTATGCAGATAAGCCTGACAAGAATATGTTTAGTCACATACATGACGCCTTGCAGTATCAGCTTCTTGGCGCTGGCGAGGGTCGTGCATTGATGAGCAATCAAAATGCAGCTAAGCCTGTCATTGCCAAGCGAGACTTTGATGTGTTTGCCAAGCGTAGCGGCCCTAAGCGCAGGCAGGGATTATGGGCGCGCATGTAATTGTGCGTTGATGATTTGCTTTTAATGTGGTTATCGCTGGATAACCTAGGAGATACTTATGCCTGATATTGCAGGACACAAAAAGAAAAAGAAAAGTTTACTTGATCAGTTCTCTGATTTTAGATCGGGCTTTGTAAGTGATCTTACGGCGATACCAAGCAGTATGGCTAGGGATATTAGTATGGGTCTTAACCTTATAGATAGAGATGCTGATTATTATGACAGAACATCAGCTACCAGAAGACGAATAGCCGATGAAGCAGCGGCCAAAACAATGTCCACAAGTCGTGATGACAACAAGCAAAGAACTGTGGCTGATGTTCTAGCGCCATCTGATGATCCTATGTCTGATGCACTTCAAAAAGCGGCTGACGATCTTGCTAAAGAAAAAGCCAAGGCCACTGAGGATGCCATTCAACAAACTGTTGCTAAAAGATTTAGAAGTGGCGCTCGTGGCAGGCGCTCCCTACTCCGCTCTAAGTCTGGCGGCGGCGTTGGTTTTTATAACAGGTTTGAAACATGATAGATGATCCTATAGCTAAAAATTACTTTGATAATTATAGCAAGGCAAAGGCCAAGCGTGAAAACTTCATTCCCTTGTTTGAAGAGTGCTATGAGTATTCACTTCCGCAACGTGAGTCCTTCTATGCAGAAACCATTGGACAACGGCGAGATGATAAAATCTTTGATGAGACCGCTGTTGTTGGCGTGCAAGAGTTTGCCTCCCGTTTGCAGTCGGGGATCGTTCCTAACTTTGCGCGATGGGCTGACCTAACTGCTGGCTCCGAGGTTCCAAAAGAACAGCGTGATTCTGTTAATAATGATCTTGATGAAGTTACTGATTACGTGTTTGAGGTTTTGCAGAACTCTAACTTCTCTCAGGAAGTCCATGAATCCTTTATGGATTTAGCTGTAGGTACTGGGGTTCTTGTTGCAGAAGAGGGCGATGCGATGAATCCTATTCGCTTTGCTGCTATTCCCCTGCCACATGTTGTTCTTGATACTGGGCCAGATGATCGTATTGATCATATATATAGAGAGCGAAAGGGTATCAAATACAATCAGATACTAATCATGTATCCTGATGCTAAATTAAATGATCAGATTCAAAACCGAATGGGCAATGGCGGTAATGATACCACTACTATTCTTGAGTTGGTATGTCGTGATTATTCCCATAAGAACGAAGAAGTTTATATGAGTTACGCTTTCTGCATGACTACAGAGAGTTTGATTTATAGCAGAGAGCTTAAAGGTTCTGGCGCTAATCCTTTTATTTGTTTTCGCTGGGCTAAATGTGCTGGTGAGGTTTACGGACGTGGCCCTCTTATTAATGCACTGTCTGCAATTAAAACAACCAACTTAACCATTGAGTTAATCCTTGAGAATGCACAGATGGCCATCTCAGGTATATATCAAATGGATGATGACGGTGTCGTTAATCCAGATACTATCTCTTTAGTTCCGGGGTCTATTATACCAAAGGCTATAGGCTCTGGTGGATTACAACCTATTCAAGCTGCGGGTAACTTTGATGTAGCACAGCTTATACTTTCGGATATGCGCTTGAACATTAAGAGGGCGCTATACAATGACATGCTTGGCAATCCTGATAAAACTCCGGCCACTGCAACGGAAGTAGCCGAGCGCATGGCAGACTTATCTCGTCGTATGGGTTCCGCCTTTGGAAGATTGCAGGCCGAGTTAGTGCAGCCTGTATTGCAACGTGTTGTTTACATTCTTAAAAAGCAAGGCCGCATAGAAATACCTATAATTAATGGGCGTGAAGTTAAGGTAAGGTCCACATCCCCATTGGCGCAGGCCCAAGCAAATCAGGATATATCTTCTGTTGCTAGATTTTTAGAACTTGTTCTTGGCACTTTTGGCCCAGAGGTTCTTAACCTTCTAATTAATTCTGAAGAAACGGCAGCGCATCTTGCTAAGAAGTTTGGTGTACCTGATGGGTTGATTCGTGATCCCGAGGAGCGTAAGCAGATAGTTGCAATGGCGCAGCAAATGCAGGAGCAACAAATGCAACAGCAGCAAATGCAGCAACAAGCCGCGCCGCCGGTACAGCAATAGGAGATAGAATGTCTGGCGCAAAAACTAACATTGGGATTGACGGCTATACAAGAGAAGCAAATAAAGACAAGGAAATTAGTTTAGTTGCAGCCCAATTGTTTGCAACTGAATCAGGCCAGTCTTTTCTTAAGTACTTGAAATCAATAACGATACAGCAAGTACACGGACCAAATGTAACCACTGAAGAATTAAGGCACATAGAAGGCCAGCGATATATTGTTGCTTTAATTGAGTCCCGAATAAATCATGCACACAAGGTGAAAAAGAATGTCTGAGTCTTTACTCAATGAACCGTCTGAACCCACAGAAGCAGTTAGTGAAGTTACGCAAACGCAGACCGATAGACCGGATTGGTTGCCTGAGAAATTTAACTCGCCAGAGGATTTGGGCAAAGCGTACAATGAATTGTCTACAAAGCTGGGTTCAAAAGAAGAAGACCTAAAGGCTTCTTGGCAAGAGGAAATGCAAAAGGAAGCGTATGCAGATCGTCCAGCCACTAAGGGTGATTACTTACTTCCAGATAGCATTAGCACAGAAGACTCTGTTGATAATGAATTTATTGATTGGTGGTCTTCGCATTCCTTTGATAGCGGACTTGGGCAGGAGGAATTTGAAAAAGGCCTTGAGGTTTTCTCTAAGGCTTTAGGAAGGGACGAGCCTAATCTTGAGGCGGAAGCTGCGCGTCTTGGCGATTCCTCAAATGATAGAATTGAAGCTGTTAATTTGTTTGCTAATCAATTCTTTCCAAAGGAAACTCTTGGCGCTATTGAGCGCATGTGTGAAACTGCGGACGGCGTTGTGGCGCTTGAGCATATAATGGAGAAGTTGAAAACTCCTTCAATGATTGGCGAAGCCGCTCCCTCTAGTCAAATTACCGAGGACTCTTTGCGCACCATGCAAAAGGACGAGCGTTATTGGAATCCGCAGAAACGCGATCCACAATATGTTAAGCAAGTTCAAGACTCTTATCAAAAGCTATATGGGTGAGCGTCACTTTGTGCGTTGCAATTTCTAACAAAAGAATGTCTACGCTTTATCGTCACGGCCCGTAATGCACTGAGTAGCCCGTAAGGATACCTACGTTGAGGATGCATAAGGATACCCATAATGCAATCTTAACAAAGGACTCTTGAAATGGCTAATACAATTGACACAGCCTTCATCAAGCAGTTTGAATCCGATGTTCATCTGGCATACCAGCGCATGGGTTCTAAACTGCGGAATACGGTTCGCACCGCAAACGCTTCGGCGTCTGTTGTTCGCTTTCAAAAAATGGGTAGTGGAGTAGCCACTACTAAATCTCGCAACGGTAACGTCACTCCTATGGAATTGGCACACACCACCGTTGAAGCAACCATGACTGATTACTATGCTCCTGAGTATATTGATAAGCTGGACGAGTTGAAAACTAATATCAACGAGCGTCAAGCCGTTGCCCAATCCGCTGCTGCTGCTCTTGGTCGTAAGACTGACGAGTTAATTTATGCAGCTATGGATGCGGCTGGTGGTACAGCGATTCACGATACTAGCTCGGCTCTTGAAATTGCTGACGTCTTATCGTTGTTTGAAACTATGGGCGTTAATGACGTTCCAGAAGACGGACAGCGTTATTTAGCAATGCACCCAAAGGGTTTTGCTGATCTCTTTGCAATCACACAGTTCGCTTCGTCTGACTATGTTGGCGATGCAAACCTACCGTTTGCTGGTGGTATGACTATGAAGGAATTCATGGGCTTTAAAGTATTCTCCACCTCTGCTGTAACGGCTGGTAAGAATATTGCGTATCATACCTCGTCTGTTGGTCTTGGAATTAATGCTGAGGTTGCTACCGAGATTAACTACATTGCTGAAAAAGCATCTCACCTTGCCAACTCTATGATGTCTATGGGCGCTGTCGGTATTGACGCCAATGGTATTTGTGAAGTTCTGGACAACAACACTTAAGAAAGGAACTTTTAAATGGCTTACGCAGCAGCAGGTCTACATCGTATTGGAGGTGCCAGTGGCGCCGCCCTTTGGATGTACCGAACAGCAGACGCGATTGCAGCAGTTAATAGTGCTGGGTATTTTAATGATGCAGCAGCAATGCTAAACATTCGTGATCTAATTATTGTGCAGGATACAAACGTACCCACAACTAACTTTGTAACTGTGCTGACCAATACAGGTTCAGTGGTGGATGTGTCTGATGGCACAGCCGTTGTTGAAACAGATAGCGATTAAAGGGAGGGGGGCTTCGGCCCCCTTACTACTTACATGGCAGTAACAAGCACCTCATCCAATTCGCCCGTTGACATTTGTAGTCGCGCTTTAATTCTTATTGGAGCGGAGCCTATTACTTCATTTGATGACGGAAACAATGAAGCCTTAATATCTTCTAGTATGTACGAAGATGTTGCTCAATCGGCCTTGGTTAATACCCGATGGCGCTTTGCAACAAATCAACTTGTATTAAATAGATTAAGTGATGCGCCTACCGGAAGGTATGAAGCATCATATCAAATGCCTAGCGACTCTCTTATGATTCATGCTCTTACTGTAAATGGATTTAATATTGAGTTTCAAACCTATAGCGATAATTTGTTTTGCGATGCGGATGCTTCGGATGCAGTTGTGGCAGATTATACGTACAGGGTTCTTGAACAATACTGGCCTTCTTATTTTATCATGTCGGTTCAGTTTCAGCTTGCTTCTGTATTTGCAATATCACTAGCGCGTGATGCTAGTCTCTCTCAGCTTATGGATCAAAAGGCTGCATTCCTAATGGCTAAAGCAAGAGGTGTAGACTCTCAATCACAAACAAATCGCAAGCTAGATACATCAAGATTTATTTCTAATAGGCGTAGTTAAATGCAGAAGGTACAGGTTCCGATAACTAACTTTCAGTTTGGTGAGGTTAGTCCATCGTTATTATCACGCACTGATACTGCTGTATATACGGCCTCAGCTCAGAAGGTTGAGAATTTCTTTCTTAGGTCTGAAGGCGGCGTGATTAAACGTGCTGGCCTTAGTCACATTTATAAGTTTGCTGATATAACTTACAACAGCGCAAAGAACCATCAATCTAGATTGCTGCCTTTTATTTTCTCTGATGATGAACAGTACATACTTTCTTTAGAAAGTGGTAAGATTAGGGTGTTTCAAATCCACCCATCTACAGGCGTGGTTTCTTTAATTATTACTATGACTTCATTTGCGGCGAATGGAGTGGGCATTCCTCTTACAGATGATATTATTCATGAGTGCACGTTTGCTCAAGCTGGCGATGTTATGTTTATTTGCCATCCGACATTCAAAACAATTGAGGTTATAAGAACAGCCCTTACTACATTTATAGCTGAACAATTTAGCTTTGATACTAAGTCTGATGGCAAGCGTATTTATCAACCTTATTATAACTTCCATAGCGCTAATGTTGTGTTATCTCCTAGCGATACAAGCGGTAGCGTTACTTTAACAGCCAGCAACTTTACTGGATCTGCTGATCCTGATGGCCTTTCCGCTTCTGCGGAAGTAGGA